CGCGGGGTTGATATAGTTATTCATTGTGCGGCGCTAAAACACGTTGATGTAGCCGAGTATAACCCATTTGAAGCGGTCAAGACTAACGTTATCGGTACGCAGAATATTATTGAGGTAGCGATAAGGCAAAACGTGGGCAGCGTACTGAGTGTGTCCTCTGACAAAGCTGTGAATCCGGTAAACCTGTATGGGGCAACTAAACTATGTGCTGATAAGCTAATTGAAAACGCTGATTCATATGCTGGAAATTACGGCACTAAATTTGCAACTATCCGGTTTGGCAATTTTTGGGGTTCTCGTGGTTCTGTAGTGCCGTATTTTGAAAAGCTGGAAAAAGAAGGGGCGGAGTACTTACCAATTACATCGGACAAAATGACCCGATTTTTTATAAAACCAGATGACGCCGTTAGCAGGGTGTTTGAAGCGTTAAAGGCTATGAAGGGGGGTGAAGTGTTTTGCCCGAAGATGAAAAGTGCAAGGATACAGGATCTTGCTGTGATGATTGCTCCGAACATGAAGACGAAGGTTGTGGGGTTAAGAAAGGGAGAAAAACTCCACGAGGAGATGTTGACGAGTGCGGAGACTGCCCAGACATTTGTGCATAAGAATTTCTATATTGTGTATCAGAACGGCAACGGAACGGGCAGAAGGGTATCGCCTAACTTTGTGTATTCGTCAGAAAACCATTTGGGGTTAGACCTCTTCAGTGAATTCAATTAATTCAAATTCAATGCCAGTGACGGTATATTGGATTATCGGTATTTGGCCCATAACACTGCCTTTATTAATCCAGAAACCAGTTTCGGCACCGCTTCTTCCCTTGTTTTTTATGGCAAGGCCGCAGCCAAACGGGAACTCTGGCAGGGATACTTTAGCCTTATAATAGGTCCACTCAAAATCCGTCAGATATATTTTAAGTTTTTGTGGCGGAAGAAACGCTTTTCTCGTGGGCCAGTAATCGTAATTGGCTTGGACTGGTTTTAAAAGGTGCATTGCTTGATATGTCACGCTTTTACCATCATTACTGATTGTAGGTTCCGGGTACTTTACGTTGACCATGCACCCGACGATCAGGACTGTAATTAAAAAGACATAGTATTTTTTCATGGTGATTCTCCTTTTATTATTAAAATAAGCACCTTATTACAGATGTCAAGGATGGACTAAATATGAAAACATTTATTGTTGCTGAGATCGGGCTGAATCACAATGGCAATTTAGACACAGCCAGGAAACTTGTGGATGTTGCTGTGGGTGCCGGGGTTGATGCTGTGAAGTTTCAGACTTATTGGAACATTCCAGAATACCGGCATCTTGGATTTTCAAAGTGCGAGTGGCAGCGGCTTTTCCTGTATTGCGAGCTTAAAAAAATGAAATGGTTTTCGACTCCGTTTGATGTGGAAGCTATACGCTTCCTTGACGGTTTAGGAATGGATATATGGAAATTACCGTCTAACAAAATAGTGCTGCATGACGGGGCGATGATGGAGGGGATTAAAAAAACTAAGTCTTGCAAGCAGATTATACTATCAACTGGTATTTCAACGTTTAGCGAAATTGAAGATTACTTGTTTTTTTTTAAGGGGATACCGTTGACACTTTTGCATTGCGTTTCAAAGTATCCGACCCCGATAGCAGAATTAAACCTTGATAGGATAGAAGAATTACAGAAGCGGTTTAATGTTCCGGTTGGGCTTTCTGACCATAGCAGTTCTGTATTCGCAGCACCGATAACGGCTATTGAGAAGGGTGCTACTATTATAGAAAAGCATATCACGCTTGATAACGGGGCGATTGGTCCAGACCATGCGGCGAGTTTAAATCCGGTTGCCTTGATAGAGATGGTAAACCGTATCCATTGGTATGAGGGGACTATAAAGGGGGAATAATGGACATTGATTTATTATTAAAAATTGCTCTATTTTGTGTTTTGTCGGGTATTTATATCGTTGGTATTGCAGTTCTTTGGACAATGTAGGTGGGGTGACAAATGAAAAACATACTTAAAGACAGTCTGATTATTATAACTGGTTTTGGTAAGAGTGGGACAACTATATTAGGCAAGGTGCTGGGTAGTATGGAGCCGGCCATCTACTGTTTTGAGCCGCCGATTATGAAATATCTGCGCGAGTTTGGTATGACAGATGTTCCCGCAAAGCTATTATTCGAAACTCATTTCCTGCAGGAGATACAGGGGCGCGGAAACATGAACGTCTTTGATGACTCTTATTGCGGCAACTATACCAGCATCGGCACGTTGATTAAAAACCAGCAGGCATTAAGGCTGCGCGAAGACGCTATAAAGTTGTTAAATGAGAAAAATTACAAATATATCGTAAAGAGCACCGAGCTACAGCACCATATGGAATTGGCTTGCTTTCTGTTTCCCGGTGTTAGGTTTGTCCATATCATCCGAAACGGTTTTAACGCAGTTAATTCAGCAATTTTAAGGGGCTGGTACACCGATAATTATTGTAACTCTGCGATTGTTGAAGATATGGTGTCAGACCTAACATGCGATATCCCAGGTTTTATTGATTTGGATTGTTGGGGTCTGTGGCCTGAATGGAATGCGGAGACACGGGCTGCTTGTGCGTGGCGGTGCTCAGTGGTTGACGGTGTGCGATTTAAGAATAACTACCCTGATAAGTGTGTTCAGTTTAAATATGAGGACTTTACCGCAAGCCCAAGAAAATACACGAGATACCTTGAGCGTGAATTCGATTTAAGCAGTACTTTTTTGACTAATGGTTATATGGGCAACATCTACAACTCAAGCCCCGGCTCAAAAAAGATTGCTGCGTATATAGATAAGATTGTTGAACCTGAGAGGACTAAGTTTTTTAGGCTTAATGAGAAACTTGGATACGTATGCTAATGAAGAAGGGACGAGAAGGCGATTGTTCAAGTTGTGCTGAGCGGTTTTTTTGCAAGGAACTTTGTCCTGCAGCAGAGCTTTATGTAAATCAGGATTTTGTAAGGATGCGTGAAATGCCACGCGGTTTATTAAAGCCAAGGCGATTTCCACAGGTTGACGAAAAGCCGAATTTAACCAAAACAGAAATAAAAATCTTAAGGTATTTGTTAGCGGGTTTGACAAAAACCGAGATAGCCGAAGCACTTAATATATCAAGCAATTCAGTTTATGTTCATGTTCACAATCTAAAGAAAAAGGGGGAGAAGTACTAAGGTTTCAGGCATATATAGAGGGACAGCACAAACAATAGGTTCTAATTATTACAATTAAGAACAAAAGGTGCGTTCAGCAAGTGGACCCGTATCAACAGGGGCGGGGTTGATACAATTTAACTTATAACCATTCCTCAATTCCTACCAGATATTCGCGTTAATTTCCAAAACTAACATAGGACCAGTGTATGCGATTTTTGCGTCTTTTTAGGGCGGCAAAAGTTCCGACGCAGGCCAATCCGTTCTTAGGTCTTTTAGGCGGCAACTATACAAGTAAGACGGGTATAGAGGTCACAGAAGAAGATTCCCTATCAAGCGCGGCGGTTTGGTCTGCTGTAACGCAACTTTCACAATCAATTGCCAGTTTACCCCTACACCTATACAAGCGACTAAAGCCAAAGGGCAAAGAAAAATACACTGCCCACACACTCTATAACCTAATGCACCTTGAGCCAAACCCGGAAATGACTGCACTTTCATTTCGTGAAGCACAGGCGGGCCAGGTGCTTATGACCGGGACTAGCTATGCTGAGATAGAACGGGATAAACTGGATCGGATCGCAGGACTCTGGCCGTTGCTGACAAGCCGTATGGAACTGTTACGGATGAAAGACGGCGAGCTTGTTTATCGGTATCAGCTATCAGACGGCACGCACAAGAACTTCCACCGGGATAATATCCTGCGTATAAGCGGGTTTTCGCATAGCGGGTTGCTCGGTTATCAGCCGATTAAGACAAACACGGAAGTTGTGGGGCTTTCTTTAGCACTACAAGAATACTTTGCAAGGTTTTTCGGTGACGGTGCAAAACCGCCCGTGGCTTTAGAGCATCCGCAAAGTTTAAGTCAGGAAGCGCAGGACCGGATACGCAAAAACTGGAACGCCGTTCACCAGGGGTTAAGTAATTCACAAAGGGTAGCAATTCTCGAAGAGGGGATGCAGTTAAAGGTATTTGGTGTATCACCGGATCAGGCGCAAGCAATTGATGCCCGGAAATTCCAAATTGACGAAGTTTGTCGCGTTTTCAATATGCCTCCGCACATGCTTAAATCGTTAGACCGGGCAACATATTCCAACATAGAGGAGCAAGGGCTTGAGTTTGTTACGTATTCACTGCGCCCGTGGTTAGTTCGGTTTGAACAGGCATACGCGACACAGCTTTTAAACGAGAAGGAACGAAAAAAGTATTTCTTTGAGCACGCTGTGAGCGGTCTTTTACGGGGCGATATTGAAAAACGCTATACTGCCTATGCGACTGCGATTTCAAACGGCCTAATGAACGCTGATGAGGTCAGAGAGCTTGAAAACCTGAACCCGCAGCCAGAGGGGCAGGGTGAAAAGTATTACGTGCCTCTTAATTGGATTCCAAAAGAAGACGCCGGCATACAGCTTGAGCAATCGCAACCTATTCAAGAAATAAAGGAAAATCCAGAGGAGTTAAAGGCATTTTGGAAAAGCAACGTCGAAAAAAGGTCAATCGTCGGAAGGGACAGGGTCGCCAAGCAGTACCTCCCGTTGTTCCGTCAAGCCGCGCAAAGGATCGTAAACAGAGAAGCAATCGCCGTAAAAAAAGAAGTCAAAAAGCACGTGGAGAAAAGAGCCAAGACAGATTTGGAGAAGTGGTTGACTGATTTTTACGATAGGCAGGCTGATTACATAAAAGAGCAGATTGGTCCGGTGTTTCATTCTTTCGCTGAAGCAATACAGGGGGAATCGGCGCGAGAAGTCGGGGTCGATCCCGGTATGAATCAGGAGTTAGTTGATTTCATTACAGATTACGTTGACGTGTACGCAAAGAGGCATACAGGGTCTTCGCGCGGCCAGTTAATATCTCTTTTGGAAGAAGACGTTGAGGGGTTGAGTGAAAGGGTTGATGAGTGGCGAGATAAAAGACCGGATAAGATAGCTATAAATGAGACAGTCAGGGCGAGCAACGCAGTATTTCAGTATGTCGCTTTTAGCGCGGGGCTAACAACAGTTTGGCGAACAAGAGGGCCCAAGACCTGTGATTTCTGCAAGGAGTTAGAGGGGCGTAGGGTGGCGTCGGGTCAATCGTTTGTTGAGGACGGTCAAGAATTAAACCCAAAGGGAGCAGAGCAACCAATGAAGATAAAGGGTATGAAACGGCATCCACCCCTACATTCGCATTGTGATTGCTACTTATCGGTATGAAATATTATTGCAAAAGATGCAAGACAGAGATTACGGGAATAGGGCATCCGATTGTGGTTTGTCAGCATTGCCTATTAGTGCAGTTAGTGCCGTACAGGTACAGACCGCAATATGAAACACATGTAAAAAAATACGAAACAAGGGAGCGTAAAAATGGGTAACAGATATTCAGATGACAAAAAAGCCGAGTTGCACCCTAATGTTGAGCGGCGGTTTTTCACTATCAAGGATATGAAGTTAGAGAAACGGGGGGATGGTGAAACCCTGCCGAAGATTACGGGTTATGCTGCCGTGTTTAATAAGTTATCCGTTGATATGGGATTTCGGGAAAAGATAGCACCGGGGGCGTTCAGGAGTGCGTTAAAGACATCTGATGCCAGGGCTTTATATAACCATAACCCTGATTACGTATTAGGTCGTCAGTCGGCCGGCACACTTACTCTTAGGGAAGATGATAGGGGTTTATGGATGGAAGTGGACCCACCTAACACTTCTTATGCTCGTGATTTAGTTGAAAACATTATGCTGAAAAACATTAAAGAGCAGTCATTTGGGTTTACGGTCAAGTCCGATAGTTGGGACGACATAGAAAGTGATACGCCTACCAGGACGTTGTTAGAGATTGGTGAGGTCTTTGATGCCTCAGTCGTGACATACCCTGCTTACCAGGACACTACCGTTGCACTACGCTCGCTTGAGAACGCTAAAGCCGAAATTGAGAAGGAACCCGAAGTAGACACAACCATTGAAGATATTAAAACCGTCTACGAACGGCATATAAAAGAAGAAGAAATTAAGGACGAGGAAAAAGAGTCCTGCATTCAAAGTCTGAGAAGGCTTCTGGATATTTTTGAGCCTGTAGTCGAGCCGATGCAAGACGAGGGTGAGGAAGAAAAAGAGGAAAACGTCGAGCCGATGCAAGACGAGGCAAGGGATATTGTAAAAGAAGCACAAAATGACAAATTTAAAAAACACGGTATGGATTTTTTTATATACCAAGGAGAGTTTGAATGAAGACCATTACAGAGATGAGAGAAGAGATTGTTCGCCTGATGAAAGAGTTGGGCGATATGAAAGCTCAGTGCATCGCAGAGAGTCGTTCACCTAAAGACGATGAGCGTGACAAGGCTGCCGATTTGCTTGACAAGGTTAACGAGTTGGAATCCTTGATTGCAATGGAAGAGCGCATTGAGGAAACCGAAAAGAGATTGGCGCAACCGAAAGTAGAGCCGACCAAACCCGATGTTGGTAAAACTACAATTTCCAAAGAAGAGCGCAACAAGAAGGATAGTTTTCTGACATTTGGCGAACAGTTGCAAGCCGTAATGAAAGCCGGTGATAACAGGGGTATTGACCCGCGTTTGAATTTGCGCGCTGCCTCTGGCCTGAGTGAAGGTGTCGCGTCTGATGGTGGGTTTTTGGTGCAGCAGGATTTCGCTGCGGCTCTGATGAAACCGATTTTCGAGACTGGCAAACTTGCAAGCCGTATAAACCGACTAAGCTTGTCCGGTAACAGTAACGGTATAAAGATACCCGGTATTGACGAGAGTTCCAGGGCATTAGGTTCTCGTTGGGGCGGTATCCAAATGTATTGGCTCGAAGAGGCTGGAGCAAAGACCAAGAGCAAGCCTAAGTTCCGTATGATTAATCTGAATCTCAATAAGTTGGCTGGGCTGGCTTATCTAACCGATGAGTTGATTCAGGATTCCGGCGCACTTGAGAGTTATGTGCAGACCGCCTTTCAGGATGAGTTGAATTTTATGATTGACGACGCCATTCTGCGCGGTACTGGCGCTGGCCGTCCGTTGGGCGTGTTAAATGCTGGCTGCCTGGTAAGCCAGGGGAAGGAAGTTGGGCAGGATGCTGACACGATTACCTATCCGAACATCTTAAAGATGTGGTCAAAGCTGATCGCGTCGAGCCGTCCGAATGCTGTTTGGTTAGTCAACCAGAATTGCGAACCCCAACTTGCAGGGTTACACCTTGACGTTGGTACTGGTGCGGCTCCGGTATGGTTGCCGCCAGGTGGGGCTTCAGGGTCGCAGTATTCGACTATCTTTGGGCGCCCGGTAATTCCTATGGAGCAAAGCAGCACACTGGGCGATAAAGGCGATATTATTTTAGGCGACTTTAGCAAGTACTACTGGATCGACAAGGGTACACGCTCGGATTTCTCCATTCATGTGAGATTCCTGAACGACGAAAGCGTGTTCCGGATCGTCTATCGCTGTGACGGACAACCTATGCTCGGACAGGGTATCACACCCTATAAGGGTGCGGCCGCTGAGAAGCA